TTAGAATCAGTACAACAAAATCAAGGATTGTTCGCGTTTAGAGTTGTAATGGATGAAACAAATAATACACCAGATGTAATTGACAGAAATCAAATGAAAGGTGAAATATTCTTACAGCCTGCAAAAGCTGCTGAATTTATCATAATTGACTTCAACATTATGCCAACAGGTGCATCGTTTGATGAATAAAAATAAAAATAGATGATATTTATATATATAATAGATATAATAGAGGAGAACACTAAATGGCTAACTTAATAGATCCAAATGAAGCAATGTTTACGGCATTTGAACCTAAACAGCAAAACAGATACATTTTCTATATTGAAGGTATACCTGCTTTTTTAATACACAAAGCTGCAAGACCTAAGATTACACAAGAAACTGTAACTCTTGAGCACATAAACGTTACTAGATACGTCAAAGGAAAATCTAAATGGGATGTAGTAGCATTAACACTTTATGATCCAGTAGTTCCATCAGGAGCACAAGCGGTTATGGAATGGGTACGTTTACACCATGAATCAGTAACAGGTAGAGATGGTTATGCAGACTTCTATAAGAAAGATGTAACAATCAATGTACTTGGACCTGTAGGTGATAAGGTAGAAGAATGGACTGGTAAAGGTGCATTTATTACTGAAGCAGACTTTGGAACGTTAGATTGGACAGCAACTAATGCATATAATGAAATTGCAATGTCTATTCAGTGTGATTATTGGATACTACAATTCTAATAGAATTATAAATAATAAGTTTAAGAGACTCCTAGCTAAAATAGTTAGGAGTTTTTTATTCTTTTTAGTTTAGTTTTATATTTATATATGTATATATTAAAAACTAATTGTTACGAATAAAGGAGAAATAAGTTATGGCAAAAAAGAACCTAACCGACGATCAAATCAAGCAACAACTTGTAGTTGAAAGTAGTAAAAATGTAAATGAATCCAAAGGAAAAGTTGAATATAAGTTTCCAACTGAGGTAGTAGATTTACCAAGTAAAGGAAAACTATATTCAGAAGGACATCCACTAAAATCAGGTACTATAGAATTAAAGTATATGACTGCAAGAGAAGAAGATATTTTAACTTCTCAAAACCTCATTCAAAAAGGTGTAGTATTAGATAGATTATTACAAGCACTTATAGTTACTCCATGTAATTATGATGATATTCTTATTGGAGACAAAAACGCAATAATGGTAGCAGCAAGAGTTATGGGCTATGGCTCAGAATATAAGGTTGAAATTGAAGATCCATATACACCTGGTGAAAAACAAGATACTGTAATTGATTTACAAGACTTACAAGATAGAGAACTTGATTGGGATCTAGTTGGAGAAGAAAATGCATTTGACTTTGAATTACCAACATCAAAGCGAAACATTACATTTAAGCTTCTTACACATGGTGATGAAGGTAAAATTGCTGAAGAAGTTAAAGCATTAAAAAAGAACTTTAAAACTAGAGGCTATGCTGGTGTAGATTCACAGTTAAGTACTAGATTAAAGCACATGATTATTGCAGTAGATGGAGACGCTACCCCAAAAACCATTAGAGAATTTGTTGATAATCAATTTTTATCAAGAGATACTAGAGCCTTTAGAGAACAAATCAAAAAGGTATCACCGGATATTGATATGACATTTACATTCGTATCAGATATTACTGGTCAAGAACGAGAGATGTCAATTCCTCTTGGTGTCAACTTTTTTTGGCCTGGGGCCTAACTATAGGCCCATCCTGCACAAACAGATATTCCAACTCTGCTACAACAGTAAAGGTGGGTTCACATTCTCAGATGCATATGAACTACCAGTATATCTAAGGACTTATTATTTTAAACTTCTTAACGAGCAATTAACAGCCGAAGAAGAAGCTGCAGAAAAATCTAGAACCTCAGGTGGCAAATCATCAGGACCACCTAAGGTGCCTACTTTTGCAAGAAATGCTCGTCCTAAATAGGCTAAAAAAGCTTGCTACTTTATATTTATATATGAATAAATAGATATAGAGGAAATACCATGTCAAAAGAAAAACAATTACGATCTCAAATCAGAGAATACGTTAGAACAGTTATCAAAGAAGACAATGTTGTCAGCCGTTATCTTAGAAATATGGCCAAGAGAATGGAGAAAAGGGAGTTCGATAGACTTATGTCAAAGAGACCTGAACTTAAAAAGGGTGTTGCTAAGATAGTAAAAGACGCTGAAGCCGAGTATATTGATAAGATCGAAAAATACTTAAGAAAAAATTCATAAATAAGTTATAAGCTATGGCAAACGAGGAACAAAAAGAAAGAGCTAAACTACTCCAAGAAATCAGTTCTATGGAGGAACAGATTAGGGTTACACAGTCTGAACAGGCCAGTATTTCAAGTGAACTCGTATCAAATAAAGTTCTAGAAGTTGAAGCTGCCATGAAAGCTAAACTATCAGCAGATGGAAATTTATCAGCCGTAAGTGCAATGGTAAAATTAGACGCAACTAGAGCTATGATGGCCGCAGCCATAGCTGATGGAACACTTGCTGAATTAGATTTGAAGACCCAAACTCAATCAATACTAAAAGACGCTCAGAAAATGGGTGCAGAAGAATATCAGATATTGCGACAAGGATTAAAAACCATGATACTGAAAAAGAAACAGATGGAAAAGCTGGACTTTTTCGGAAAATCTCATGCTGACAATATGAAAGAGGCAAATGATGCAGCAAAAGAAAATACTGCATCAATGAAGGATCTTCTTAATAGTGCTGGACTCATAGTAGACGAGCTGGCCAGCGTAAAAACCTTAATACTGGCAGCAGTTACAGGACTTGCAGTTGCAACAAAAGGAGCATTTAAACTAGCAAGAGCACTTGGAACTGGTAGTACTATAATGGATACGATGAGAATTGTTGGAGTACAATTAACAGCGCAAGCTACTGCCTTATCTAGAGGTTTTGCACTTTCTGGTGATGAAGCCAGATCAGCTATGGAAGCAATTGTTGGACTAAACGGATCATTAAAAGACGCAACATCAGGAGCAGTAACATCTGTAGGTGAATTAAATGTTAAGTTTGGCATAGCAGTTGAAGATGCAGCAAAACTAAATAAGTCGATGGCATTGATATCCGAAAATGGACAAACTGGAGCGGATGCAATGATGAATCAGGTCAAAAGTCTTGCTAAAGCTCAAAAGGTAGCACCTGGACCTGTTTTAAAGGACATAGCAGAAAATGCAGGTGAATTTGCAAGATTTGGTAAAGATGGAGCTTCAGGATTAGTAAATGCTGCCGTAAATGCTGCAAAATTAGGATTAAATTTAGCCAAAGTAGCTGAAGCAGGAGATAATTTACTTGATGTACAAGGTTCTATTAAGAAAGAAATGAAGGCAGAAATGCTGATTGGTAGACAACTTAATCTAGACGCAGCCAGAGCAGCTGCACTTTCTGGAGATAAAGATACACTTGTAAAAGAAATTGCAAATAATGCAGGAACAATGGCAGAATTTGAACAAATGTCAGTTGTTCAACAAAGAGCTCTAGCTGATGCTCTTGGTGTACAGGTTGGAGACGTTACAAAAGTATTACAGGCAAAACAAAAAGGAATAACCTTAGACTCTAAAGTATTAGAGAATCAAAGCAAAATTGCAGACCATCAAGATGCAATAGCAATGGGTGCAGCAGCTGTGCCAGCAGCATTGGGATCACTTCCAGGACTTCTTGGATCTGTAATTCCGTCATTGGCTGGTATTGGCCAACTAACTGGTAAAACATTTGGTGGTATGAAAGATTCTTTATTTGGCATGTTTAGCAAATCTGCAGAAGGAGCTGCAGAGGTATCTAATAAAATGGAAAAAATAAAAACACCTAAAGGTGGTGGTAAAGGAATGACAAACTTCTTTAAAAGTCTTGGTAAAATAAAAGCAAGTTCAATGATAAAGGCAGCTCTAGCAATTGCAATAGTTGCAGTATCACTTATACCTGCTGCATACGCGTTTAGCTTATTAGAAGGAGTAGATCCTGTTGCTATGGCAGTGTTTGGCTTAACTATGGTAGGACTAGCTCTTTCATTAGCCTTAATTGGATCTGTATCAGGACCAGTTATTGCAGGAGGTATAGCATTTGGAATTGCAGCACTTGCATTAATACCTGCAGCATTTGCAATGCAGATGTTACAAGGAGTAGATCCAATGGCTATGTTAGCATTTGCCGCATCAATAGGAATTATGGCTCTAGCCGTTGCAGGACTTGGACTGATTGCACCTTTAGCAATTATCGGAGCAGGAGTATTATTAGTAATTGGAGCTTCTGCAATGTTATTTGCATCTGCATTTGCAGCAATGCAAGGAGTAGATCCTGCTGCAATCGATACATTAGGTGCTGGTATAAAGTCAATGATTGGAATTGTTGAAGAACTAGGGCTAGTACAAGCAGCAAAATTAGTATTAAAAGCTGCAGCAATAGCTGCATTAGGATTGGCAATATTACCGTTTGGTATGGCTATAAAGGCTGCCGGACAAGGTGACGCAACAGGACTGGTTACTGCACTAAAAGGACTAACAGAAATACCAATTATGGGATTAATAATGGCCGGAGTAGGTATGGGAGCATTGGCACTCGGATTTATGGCATTTTTACCTATATCACCGTTTTTAGGAATCATGGCCGAATCACTGGCAATTATTACACCTTCACTTGCATTATTGGCTCCATTAGGAGAAGGACTAGCATTAGCAGGTGCAGGAGTATTGGCATTTGGAATGGGAATGTTGCCATTAGCACTAGGTTTAATGATGGCAGCTCCATTTATTCCACTAATGCCTATGTTAGCAGAAGCATTTGTAATTATGACTCCACCATTAGTTGCACTAGCAGCAATAGCTGAAGTAATGCCATTAATAGGTACTGGTTTTATGGCAATAGGATTAGGTTTAATGCCATTTGCAATGGGAATGGCAATGTTAGCTCCATACATTCCTTTAATGCCAACAATGGCTGAGTCTTTAGTTATTATGACCCCACCATTAATCACATTATCAGCCATCGCGGATGTTTTACCTACTATGGGTATGGGCTTTATGATGTTAGGAATGGGCCTACAAAGTTTTGCAATAGCAATGGCCATGATATTTCCTTTTCAAGCTGTTCTACCTATTTTAGCTCAAACAATGATAGACTTGGCTCCACCACTTGCAATAATGGCTCCATTAGGACCACAAATAATGTATTTAGCTACAGCAATAGGTGCATTAGGTGTAGCATCTGCAATCGCTACAATTCCACTATTTGCATTTGCTGCTGCATCATATTTTGCAGCTCCAGCCGTTACATTATTAGGACAAGCAAGTAAAATACTAGGTGCTGGACTTGAAATGGTTAGAGTACCGTTACTAGCAATGGCACAACAAGCTCCACAAATATTATTATTATCGACAGGTATAATGGCATTAGGAGTTTCTTTACTAGCTGCCACACCTCCACTATTTGCATTTGGTGCCAGTGCATGGTTTGCAATGATTCCTGTTATAGCTTTAGCTGGAGGATTAGAACTAATGGCTTCAACAGCCGATGGCTTAACGTCGGTCGGAGTAGGATTAAGTTCTATCGCAGCCGGATTAAATGAAATTTCACAATTTAAAGGTACAATGGCATTATTAGCAATTGCAGCTCCAGCAATAGCTCTGTTAGGAGCAATTGGAATGTTTGGCGGATCATCAACAGAAGAATCAAGTGGTAGTGGAACTGATGGAGCTAATGGTGAAGATGGCAATCAAGCAGCATCTAATAATATTGACCTAATGGCAAAAATAGACGAACTTATTTCAGCAGTAAACTCAAAAGATTATGAACCTGTCTTAATGCTAGACGGAAGAAAAGTAGGAGCTGGAATAGCAAGAAAAAAAGGTCCTAAAGGAATGGGAAACTAACAAATGAAAAAAGCAGCAAATAGATTTAGTACTAAGAATTTAGCAGATAGGTTAAATGATTCATTTTCTCCTAGTAAAATGCCTAATACTCCAAAAAAACAATCTCCAGATATTCCAGCCATACGACTAGAATCAGGAGCAGACAAAAATACTCCTACGTTAGGAACTTTGGCATCTTCTCCATCAAAAGCAACACCTGATTTAGGAACGTTAGCATCTTCAATAGCAAAGTCTACACCTGATATTTCTAATGTTAAGGTATCTATTGAAAAAACAACTGTATCTGCTTCACCAATAAATAAAACACCAGTAAAACCAACACCTACACTTGAAACTATTGAAGCTACACCAAATAAAACAACATCGGATATTGGAAAATTCTCAGCTACACCAATTAAACCATCTCCGTCAATAGAACCTCTTGCACCAACACCAACAAAAACATCAGCAAATTTAGAAGGAACAGAACCAACTCCAACAAAACCATCAGCAAATTTAGAAGGAGCAGTACAAACTCCAACCAAACCACCAGCTGAATTAGGTACATTAGGACAAACTCCTAATAAACCATCTGCCGAATTAAGTACTTTAGTAAATACTCCTAATAAACCATCTGCCGAATTAAGTACTTTAGCAAATACTCCCAATAAACCATCTGCGGAATTAGGTGATTTATCAAATACACCTGAAAAAACATTAGCAAAATTAAGCAATTTAGGAAATACACTTGAAAAACCATCAGCTGAGCTAGGTACACTAGGACAAACTCCTAATAAACCATCCGCAGAATTAAGTACCTTAGGAAATACTCCAGAAAAACCATCTGCAGAAATAGGCAATTTATCAAATACACCTGAAAAACCTTCTGCAGAGTTAAGTACATTAGGAATAACTCCAGATAAAACAACAGCAACAGTATCAGGATTAGTATCAACACCTGAAAAAAGTACACCTGATGTTTCAACAATTGAAAAAACACCTGAAAAATCTACACCAAATCTAGGAGTAATTTCAGGAATAGAAAAAACAACTGTAGATGTTAGTAAAATGGAAGCTACTCCAACTAAAACAACATTGGACGTAACAGCACCACCATCAACTCCTGAAAAATCAACACCAGATCTAGGAGTAATATCAGGAATAGAAAAAACAACAGCTGAACTTATTCCAATGGCATCTACGCCAGATAAAACAACAATAGATGTTACTTCATCTCCATCTACACCTGAAAAAACAACATTAGATGTTAGTGCACTTGCATCAACACTAGAAAAAACAACATTAGATCCTATACCATTTGCATCTACATTAGAAAAAACAACAGGTGCATTAGAACTTAGAGATGGATTTGTAAACCGTGACCAAAATGGCTTTTTTCCAGGAAAAGCAAGTGGTAAAGGACTTTTAACAGACTTTACAGGAATAACAGGACTACCAACTTCAGGACAATATGAACATACAGGAGTACAGGGATTAGGCACACTTGCAACAAGAAATGGAATATTAGATATTGATGCAAATGGCTTTACACCAGATCAAAAGCACCTAGGAGCTAGTAACTTTATAGGAATATCTGGTGATCCTGGTAGTATGACTTATACTATTCCAGATGGTCCATCAGCAAGAGCATCATATAGGTATAATAAAGAAATGCAGCCTAGAATAACAGGTGCACCTCAAACGTTTACTACACCAGGAGGATTCTTGGTAACAGGTACAGGTGCTAGTGGAACATTAACTGCAGACGGAATAAATTTTGCTAGAAATTCCAATTCAGCAGGTAATAGCCAATTATTAGAACAATATAATAAATTTGATTTAAGACAAGAAGCATTTCATAGAATGGATGGTTTTACTTCTGGATTAGGTCAACCATATATAGATAGCAAAGTTTTAGCAAATGATAACACATCAGCACGAGGATTCAAAGGATCAGACGGCCTAGTTAGAGGAGGTATTGTAGCTCGTGTAGTTAGAACTGTTAATGATGCAGTAAGAATTGGAAAGTTCTTAATAAGTCCAACAGGTTTATTATTTATTGCAAAAAATATTGGAATGCAATTAACAAATCCTAAAGTAGAAACATTTGCAGGTATTGATGGTGGAGGATTTTTTGCACGTACAACTAGAATTTATCCTTTAGGACTATCAACACTCGCGCAGATAGTTGCAGACGTTGCACCAGTTGGAACTCTTGGTCTTATTAGACATGGCCTAGGTCCTTTTGAAGGAGAAAAAAATTATTACGAACAAGTAGTTAATGAGCGAAAAAAATTAGGTGGATGGGAAGTATCATCTAACCCTAGTGCACCAACAGGAAATAGATTAATAAAATTACATAGAGACCTTGAAGTAGGTTTAGCAAATGATGGAACTTCACTTTTAAATATCTTAGATAACCCAAAAGCTGCACTAGGATCTATTTTAGGAGGAGCAGGAGGAGCTCTATCTGGATTCTTTAATAGTAAAATTGTAGGAGCTGCAGCAGACAAATTAGGTGCATTGGAAAACTTTATACCTGGAATTGTTGGTGGTGGAGAAATAGATTTATTAAGTGGACTTATGGGTCCAAATTCTATATATGGAATTGGTAGTACTATTATTAGAAAATCTACCTCAGGCGTACCGTTAGGAACACACAACGAAAGCAATGGTACATGGGCAGATTCAAAAATAGTACTTGCAAATCATGACAAAGGAGTAGGAACCTTAATTTCAGGAATAGATGATACACATAAAGGATTGAAAACAAATCCAAATAATCATACTATGGTTTCGTCTCCAACTTTACCTTATTCTGACCAAATAAATTCACAAGAAAATGATAATTCTATTCATACTGATGGTGATAATCCAGCTGCAAATTATAATGATATGGCCACGTTTGAAAAACAACTAGGTGGCCTTACAACAATGACTGGTGGAAATGCATATTTCTCTGAAGGAGGTTATGCAGATGGCCAAAGATTTGGTGCAGATGGTAATCCAGCTGGACAAAATAATAGAGACAAGAAGATAGTAGACAGATTCCCTCTATCTGCAGAAAGTGATTTATATGTTGATAACACATTAAGAGACTCACTTGAATCTTCAAGGCTTACAAAAATATTAGATGAAGACAAAGATGATACATCACCAGCTGGACTGAAAAAATATAATGACTTACCTGGAGATAAAACAGAACAAATTGTACATTCTTCAGTAGAAAAAGATTCAGCGGATCCATATGGTCCAACATTTGGTAATATAGGAAGTTATGAAGTATTTGCTTATGGTGATATACCAAAAGACCAATTAGCTCACAATAAAATAATGGACTTTAGATCTACATTAACCAATACAAATAAAACTTTCCAACAAGATGAGGAAGGATATAAAGCTGCAAAAAGAGAAGTTGAATTTGGCCAAAATTATGGTGAAAGAGGAGTAGATAGATCTGACAGAGAAGCAGTATTAAAAGATATTACTGATAATGAAATAGGTGATAAGATATTAATAGATGCTTTAAATTCTCCTGGAGATGGAAATTATGCCAAGAGAGCAGATGATGGAGCAGAAGATGTATCTGATTTAATTACATTAAGAATAGCTGGAATACAGTTTAGAGCATATCTAAAATCTTTTTCTCACAACATGAAGCCAGAATTCCAAAATGTAGAATATATTGGAAGACTTACCGATGTAAAACTAATGAGCAAGTTTTCTGCAGACTTTGCATTAGGTTTTTCTGTTGTTGCAATGAGTGCTAGAGAACTAGAAGGAATGTACTTTAAATTAAATAGACTGGCTCAAAAATCAGCACCAACATATGCTGGTGGTTTACCACAAGGACCTATGAATAGAATAACTGTTGGAGATTATTTTAAAAACCAACTTTGTTTTATAAACAGTGTAGGATATACAATGAATGAACAATCTCCATGGGATATAGATCCAGGTAGACAACTACCATATTATCTTGATGTTGAAATTGGCGGAGACATAATAACATCTGCATTTGATAATTTACTTTCTTCAAACTCAGACTTCTTTGGAGCAATAGAAACAGGAAAAACAGACACTAAATGGAAGTCTGCAAATAGGGTATAGGAGATATTTATGGATAGATATAATGTAGCAAACACTATAAAGGTTAAAGATAGAAGAGGCAGACTTCTTGATGGATTTGATACAAGAACCCCTATTCCGTCAAGAACTTTACTTGGCCAAACTCGATATCCTGTAATAGAAAGATCGTCAGATGATATATTTATAGAAACACGAATAGGTGATAGGTTCGATATGTTGGCACATGAATTTTATAGTGATGTCACACTTTGGTGGATAATAGCAAAAGCAAATGTACTAATAAATGGAAGCTTGGCTGTTGAGCCTGGTATTAAACTAAGAATACCTATAGATACAGAAAAAATATTAAACGAATTTTATCAACTGAATAATTAGGAGCAATAAAATGGCAAATACAGGTTATGGAGCAGTACAAGATATTGCTGGAAAAGTGCTAGAGGCTATTGATGCCAGATCTGCAGCAAATTCAAGTCCTGGAGATTACTTATTATGGCAAACAAAAAGAAAGCCATGGATAAGGGCATTCTCATGTGCAACAGGAGCAGGAGTATCACCAGGATTTGGTACCACTTCAATAGCAGGCTTAAAAGATCTATACAATACAGGAACAGCAAGACCTAAACCTGGAATAACAGGCTTTTCATCAACAGAAGAAGGAACTCATGGCGGATTTAAAGAAGGAAAGTTAAAGTTTGTTTGTTGGACAAAAGATGACTTTGGTGCTCTTGCAAAATCATTTTTAACATATGGAATGACAGTAACTGTTGAATGGGGATGGAGTCTAGACCATACTGGTACTACAGTAGCAACAAATGGCTATGCCGGAACTAGGTGTGTATCAAACGACGGAGACTTAATGAAAGAAATACATAGCCATTCTAGTACATATAAACAATGCTATGAAGCAATGAGAGGTCAAGTAACAGATTTTAGTTGGGCAATGGCAGCAAATGGTTCTTTTGAAGGAGAATGTACACTAACATCAATGGCAGGAAATACAGCAAAGGCTCCAATAAAGGTTGCAACTAAAGATTGTACATGTAAAGAAGATTCAAATAAAAAAGAAAATGAAAAAGGTCCTACTTGGAATCTTGTGCAAATAGCAGATCAATATATCGAACAATGTTCAGATAAGTCTGGAGAAGTACGGTCATCAGGAACATTGACTGGAGTTGGAGTAACTAGTGATGTAGACAGTGAAATAGATGGAGCTGATGGAAATTGGATCTTTGGATATGATGCAGACTTTAATTATGTGACGTTTGAAGCATTTGAAGAATTATTTGTTAACTTACAAATACAATCAATAGTTGATTCAGCATCTGGTAATAAAGGAACAACTAGAGATCAGGCAAAAGCATTAGTTGGAACTGGTGGTGCATTTGTATCTAGTAAAAAGAAGTTTACTTCACTTTTTTACTCAAATCATTCAGTAATAAGAGCAGGTGCTAAAGAAATTGCAAGCGGAGATCCAAGAGTTTGTCTACTTCCAGGAAGCAGCTTACAAGACAAGACTACAGATGAATTTACAAAAAACTCAGCATATAAAAGTCTTCCATCATGTTTTGGTGGAGGAGGAATATATCTTGCAAATATTCTAATAAACTTAAAAATGATTAAAGAAGAATTTGATAATTGCCAACCTAATACAGGAGCTGGAGAATTCATGAAAAGAATATTGTCTAGAGTAAACAGTGCATGTGGAGGAATATGGAACTTTACAATGGTACCGTATTCTGACGCAGAAAATATTCTTCAATGGCTAGATATAGATAAAACTCCACCAGGAAAACCTGTTACTGTAACTATTCCTGCATATGGAAGAGATTCAATCGCCAGATCTGTTTCAACACAAACAGAATCAGATCCAGATTTTCAAGCGCAAATCATGTATGGTGCAAACAATAAAAATGGTAAAGGTGGAGGTAATAAGTCAGGAGGAGTAGCACTTTGGGCAGGAGGTATTGTAGACGAGTATCAAGATTCAATTAGAGTATCGTCAGAATGTACACCTGATGATTATAAAGACCCTAGTCAATGTACTCCAACAAGTGGAGCTGATGCAAAAGATGCAGCAACAGTTAAGGAGGATTCTGCAGAAAAAATATTTAAGAACCTTGGTAAAGAAATAAGTCAAGACTCTGTAACAGCTGCAACTAGAGTTGTTCATACACTTGCAAAAGGTGAATCACCAGCAGCAGTAAATGATGATGTTAGAATAATTCCAGTACCAATCACACTTGATGTAGAATTAGATGGAATAGGTGGATTTGTATTTGGAAATATGCTAACTGTAAGTTCTTTACCGAATGAATATAATGGATGGCTATTTCAAATAACAAAGGTAGAACATACAGTATCAAATGCTGATTGGACAACATCACTATCCTGCGGAATGATGAGAAAACTATAATGACAATACTCAGAAGACCAAAACAGATGAAATTAAAGGAGAATTTATATGCATCTCCTGGAGAATTCTTTTATGACGATGGAATGGCCTTTGAAGGATACTATCACATATTTGACTTAAAGGTAAAGCAACACTTTGAGGGAGCAATATATGATTATGATGCTAGAAAAATATATCCTTTCCAAAAAGCAGAATTTGCAGATCCAATGTCAATACAATATTCCCAAGCAAAACGTGCAGCAAAAGACAAAAAATTTGAGGAAAAACGAGCATATCTACCTAAAGGTGTTTTGCCAATTATTACAGCAAAAGAGCTTGATAAAGGAGAAGTTAAACGGTTCTTTGTTGTACAAAATAATACTATGACTCCTTATGAAATAGATGAAGCACAATATAAGCGTTATGATAAAGCATCTAACCCATATAACGCAAATTTCACAGTTGCACAGACTGTATGGTTTCTGACTGGTCCTTTATTTAACCTATATAATTCTGCAAATTATGAGATACAGTCAGGAATATATGAAAGAAATAAACAACAAGCATCAATAGTTATAGATGAAGAACCAAAAATGTTTCCACTTGTTCAAGATTTATTATTATATACACAACCAGATCCTGCAGAAAATCTACATTCAGACGGAACAATACTTTATTTACCAGGAGGACAACGATTTTTTGGAAAATATCATGTACATCCAACAAAAGGACCAATGGCCGGAAGTATTCACTCAACAAATACTCATCCAAAATTAAAAATATTTTTATAGTCAAAGTTATACCAAGTCAATTATTTTTATTATATTTAGTATATGATAGTGCGCAATAAAAAACAATACAATTCTGCCTGTAAGGCCTTACTAGAACATACAACATTTATACTTCCTGTTCCCTTGACAGATTCTGTACACCCAAAGGATTCAAGTATTTGTGCACTATATGTTCATGATATAGATGAATCAATTTCATATATGATACCTATAAAACATCCTGATGTAAAGTTAAATTTTGATTTACCTCTAAATATATCTAAAGCATATACCACATCAATTAAAACTGCATACGCACTTGGTATAAAGGCTAAAGAATTATATGACCTAGAACTATTATATTATTTTAATACTGGTAAAAAATTAAATTTAAAAAAGACAAATTCCCATCATTTTATAGAAAGAAAATTTTGGAAATATCCAAAAAATTCACAATTAATACCGATACTAAAATTACTAGAATATTGTAAAAATAACAGAAAAACATATATAGAAACTATAGGTAATATAAATTCACTATCAACAGAGTACATCGAGTTTAACCGAGATATCACTGATGTATACTCATACTTAGAATCTAATGGAATAAATACAACTAGTGGTATAGAATACACACACTATAATCTATTTACATCAACCGGAAGACCATCTAATACAAATAATGGTATAAACTATGCAGCTCTTAATAAAGAAGATGGTTCTAGAAATAGATTTGTTAGTAGATTTGAAAATGGAATGCTTGTTGAATTTGATTTTGATGCATATCATCTTAGACTTATTTCAAAATTAATAGATTATGAATTACCAGCTGGAAGTGTACATGAGTATTTAGGAAAGTATTATTTTGGAAAAGATACCCTTACACCTGAAGAATATCAAGAAGCAAAAAAGATTAATTTTAAAATTCTATATGGTGGTATACCTAAAGAATTTAAGAATATTGAGTTTTTTAGACTTATTGGAGAGTTTATTGGAAAACTTTGGTATGAATGGAAGTCAAAAAGTTACGTAACTACATATTTATATAAGAGACGTATGACAAAAGAACGTCTTGGAGAAATGAATCCTCAAAAGTTATTTAACTATTATATTCAGGCATACGAAACTGAACATAATACAACTGTAATCAAGAGGTTCAAAAAGGTTTTAGATGACAAAAAAACAAAGGTTGTTTTATGTACTTATGATAGTTTCCTATTTGACTTCGATATATCTGACGGTTTAGAAACCCTACAACAGATAAAGTCTGCAATGGATATTCCATCAAAAGTATCAGTCGGTGCAAATTATGGCACTATGGTTGATAAGTCGCTTTAAACCCTTATATTTATATATAAATAGGGATAGACATGAATTTTAATAGATTAGTTTCAGAATGGGCATGGCGTGTCAATGATGGTATGCCAGATCCAAGGAACAGAACACACGTAGAATTTCTTAGAGATGTATTAAGAGAATCTGGATACGGTGAAGACTTTATAATGTCTTACACCCAAAACCTTACAGAAGCAGAAACTTTCAAGGCCAAATCAAAAGAATCAGGAAGAACTATAGTCTACAAAACTAAAGATGCCATGGAAAAGGCCATTGAAGATGGAAACGCAGAACCTTTAGA